ATCACAATATCTTCAACTACATTAGCATTTGGTGTTGGGACTGTTACATCACAGAGTGCATAAATTTTTTTTGGGATTGTATCTAATATTCCATCTGTAAGTACCTGCGTTAACACATCTGAAGATTCGTGTCCGTATAACGTATAAACAAAGTCATCCGGATCATCTTTGTGCTTGGTGATATAGGCCATCCAAGGTACCTCTATCTCTCCGTATGTGGTTATAAGTTCCACAAGTCCATGTCCATCCCCATCGAGATTAGTATAAAAATCTTTAGTGACATTGTGTATTGCAGTAGCATAATAAGAAGTCTTTGAATTATAATAACCTACCACGAGTAGCTCATCTCCATACCAATCAGAGACCAAAATTTCTTTCCAGCCACTACTATTATACTGGTATCTTTCGTTACTGTAATCTACTAGGTAGCCTGAACTATCAACTTTTAGTGAAGTAAAGAGAGAATCACCAGTCGCTCTCGCTGATATGATTTTAAGCGGGAAGACAGATGCGAATTCCAAGAAATCAGGATTATACTCATAAGAGGTTGGTGGTGAAAATTGGATGTATCCCTGTTTAATACCACCTACTGATTTTATCTTAGCCATTATAGTTTCAATATTCCAGAAGGATTAAACTGTACAGGTAGATTGCTTCCATCAGTAGTGTATGGAACATTTCCAAGCCCACTATCAAAATACGCAACAAGCCTCCATGTAGAATCAGCTCCGGTGTTTTTCCTGTATAGTACAATCTTTTCCACTGTATCTGCAGGAACAGCTGTGAATGTTACATCATCTCCATCCAAGACTCCGTTAGTCACTGTGCAGTTTGGTATCCTAACCGGAGTTCCAATTATATGACCTGAGAGCTCTGAGTAGTACAAATGGGATGAGCTGTAGACGTAGGTACTCTTCAACAGAGCTACAAACACGCCAGTGGTGTCAGAATTAGAATTTAAGCTGACATCTGCCTCACCACCCATGAGGGCCTCTTTAAATTTCGGATATATTACATTTGCCATTTTATTTCCTCATAAAGGAGGCAGACAAGCTGCCTCCATAAATATTAGTCTAATGTAATGTAGTCTACGATGAGAATTGCAGCTCCAGCTGTCATTGTACCGGTAGCAGCCACAACAACTTCACCATTATATGTAGCACTAGACAGCTTATTAATGAGCGTGCCATCAGCTGCTTGAATAGTGCCCTTATCCAGTTTATTTCCGGCAACTGTTAAATTTGTAGCTGTATATATACCGGTAGCAGCAATAGGTGTGCCATCTTTTTGTGCAAGCCCAACTGTCAAAGAGGTGCCACCAGCCCATGTAACTGTGGGAATAAGCCGCGCCCCTACAATCACACTATTAGCAGGAATAACTTGCTCTTGGTTGGTTGTACCAACAGCAGGAAGAGTATCATAGGTAAACTTCCATACAGCACGTTTAACCAAGTCCTGAACACCACGAGCACCATATTGTCCACTTACAGAACGAGGGCCGTAGTTAACATTTACATTTCTTTTTTCACTTTTTTCAAAAGCCATTTTATACTCCCCTTAGATTAGTATTTAGTGCTAGAAGTGATAATAGATAACAGGCTATCAGTGCGCTGTGCTCCAAATCCATAACGTGAAGTTACTTGGAATTGGTCACGACGTTTACCATGCTCTCTCCATCCTTCAGTTTTAGGCTGTTGTCTCCAAGCATGCATCATAGGCTTAGAGTTGTCATCAGCCACACTCATAAAGACGTTTACTACGTCATTAACAGCAGCTGTTTCACTTGTTAAGCCATAACTGCTGGCATTAATAACTTCGGTCGCAGTGAGTCGTGGCAGGAAGTTGGAAGTCCAAATATCCCAACCATAAATATTGCGCACAAATTTGTGTGTACGGACAAAACCATCAGTGATGATACCCTCAAAATGAGGATTGACGGATGTATTAGTAACTACTGTAAGACTGTTAAGTGTAGCCTCGACAATTGGGTCAACAATTGCAATACGTCCTTCAGGAGGTACATTAGCTTTGTCGAACGACAGCTTTGCAGCAATGAAGTCTGCCAAAGTGATAACGTGTGTGTTACTAGCAGCACTTCCAACCCAGCGGTGAGGACGTCCGTTAACCAAATTCACATTAGCAGTTGTTTGGGCTGCATTGCAAGAAGCCAGGAAACGAGTTTCATGGTTTTCAGCTAATGCACGGGTAGCGGCTTGCGCACGCATTCCCATTAATTGGTCTACTTGACTACCATCTTGACGAAGCTCGTCAGTAACATACCAGCCGTCACCTTTATAGTCAGTGATAGACAGAGTGATATTGCCAGTGTCGATAGGACTAAAATTAACTTCAGTATCCTCAGTAACGTCCTGTATGGTTACATCACCAACAGTTTTGATGTTAAGAGTAGTGCCATGTCCAAAATCAGACACATCACGCCACATTCCATCAGGAAGCATGTATGCACTCAGGTTTTCTAAGATAAACTTACTATATACTTCTGCTTCGATAAACGGAGCAGTATTACCACGATATTGTGCCATTTTTTAATTCTCCTTGTATATTCCAAATTGTAAAAGTTGTTCCTTAGTATAGCCATCTAACACAGAATTACGAGCAGCTCTAATGGAACTAGCCAAGTCTTTAGTTGTGTTGCCTTGTACTCTAATTCCCTCATTACCGTTACGTTGGATTGCTGGAGGACTAGAAACACTTCCCTCAAGTTTCCCACCATGTGTTGGAGCTGGTTTACTAATAAGTTTTAAAACAGTTTTTGGAGATGAATAAGCCAGCTTGTCTAAATCCTTTGGAGCCATCCCAAGTTCATCAGCCAATTTCTCATACTCCGCTTTAGCGTTCTCACCAAATGTTTCTCTAAATGCGGTGAGCACTTGTTTTGCATTTGCTTCTTGAACTTGCCTTGCGGTTTGTTGATGAAACAATTGCTCTACTAAATCTGCAACCTGCTTTGAATCAACTCCTTGTACAATTTGGTCATTTTGCTGGAGACGTTCTTGCTTTAATTGTTGCACTATATCCTCTAAGTCTTTTTGCTTAGCTTGAGACTCACGGAAAGCTTTATTCTCTTCCTCGATTTGTTTGATGTGAGCTTCTTTATGTTCAAAGCTTTTCATCAAATCAGCAATGGTTTTGAATTTCTTTCCTTCTCCCACATAAGCATCTAATTCACTAGGAGGTGTTGCATCAGGAGTTTGCTCAGTGGTCGCTGTAGTTTGTTCCTGATTAAATAGTTCTGAGTTTTCTTGCGTCATTGTCCTAAATACTCCAAGATTTTCCTTAAAGACTTCTTTCTGCCAATAATATCTGCTTGATGTAAGTCCCAAGCAGGCAGTGTGTAATTTTCATTATCCTCAGACTGACGTTCAGCTAGAGCTAGTTGGTTATATAAATACTTAATGATCTCTTCTAACGTTTCTTCTTTAGATAATTTCTCAAACCGTTGTATCATAATTTTTTATGCTTGTCAAGTGTTTTATTAAAAATATTTATTCTTCCTCTTCTCCACCCATTTCACCCATTCCAGACGTATCAACTGCATTCTCATCTACAATGTTAGAACGTTCTGTAGAAATGAGTCTTTGGGTTTCAGCTTGTTCAGAAACAGCAATGTTAGTTCTAAACAGAGCGTATTTGGTTAGTCCCATAATATCCTCAATAAATGTAGCAAGTTTAACTGAGGACAGATGAGGTTGGATTATACCTAGAAGTGGACTATTGGCTATCCCCGTCAGGTTTTGTATCATCTGTGCTCTAGCAGCATAATGTCTACTTCCAATTGGGAACAGCTTACCCTTAGCTGTAATGTCTTCTCTTGTGATACTAATAAATTCAGACACACCAAAATCATCATCCATCACTCGAATAATATCACTCATAACCATGTTACGCTTAGCACTCTCTAACATTAGGTTAAGAAGAGGTTCCATAAACTCAATTGAGAACTTCAATATCTTATTATTGAATATTCTACTAGCTGCATTCTCAAGCTGTTGTACTTCAAATGCTGTTTTCTCCCCAGGGGTTCTGAATCCCATTGCCTGTTTAGGAGCACCAGCCATCTCTTCCATAAGGTTCATTAGGTAGGCTATTTCATTATTAACTTGAAAAGCTGCTGAGTTTGGAGCCATACTCTCTACATCCCCATCCTCTGGAAGATGAATCTCAGACCCAGGTCCCCATAAGAACGGCTCTACGTCTCCTTTGATTTTCAATGGGGGATGGATTGTTAAGTCCAAAGCGTCAGCTTTTAGATTCTCCAAATGGTCTAACCTGTATTGCATACCAACCAGATTATCCATTGGTCCCATTCCATACAGATTGTCTGGACGATCTCTCCAGTTAACCTTTACTTTATTGTCGGTGCCAAGCCAGTTTGGATTTGGGATATTACGCAGGACAGTAGTTCCATCAGCAATCGTGATGAGGCGATTCTCATACAATACCCCATCCTCTTCAGAATACAAGTCTCCCTCGAACTCAAGAATCTCAACTAAACCACTTCCAAGGTACTCAGACATTGTTCCAAAGCCATCAGCCAAATATCCATCAGCTTTGTTTAAATCCTCATAGGAGTAAGCAGACAGATTCTTACGATATTTGAGCATCTTCTCAAAGGCAGACTCATCAAATTGTAAATCTGTTCTAACTTTCTGCTCTTTAACAAGTTCTCCTACATTCTTTAAATATCTAGTGAACTTAGGACTCTTTCTGTAACTAACAGCTGTTGGATTGTAATAATGATCCCATGGACTTATACGAAATACTTTTGGACCAATATAAGTAACAACTTCTTCCTCAAGAATATCATCCCAATGAGTTTCATTTACCCACACTACTTCAGCAAATGCCTCACCATTATCAATATAGTCCAACAGGCATTTGGACATTGTTTCCATGAACCCACTTTGTTTACATTTGTTCTTTATATAGGCTTCAATAGCAGTTCGTTTCTGCTTTGTAATATCATCCTGACTATTCCCATCCCATCTAAGCCAATCTTCATTAGGGAAGATAGCATCATAATAGTTTGCATGTAAATTATCCCTAATCTGAGTGAGTTTAGGTACTGTAGTTCTATTCTTCCATGGAAGAGAGGAATTGGTGGTGGTGGATGTATCCGTTGCAAACAGATAATTACGTAGTTCCTTACGTTCTTCGTCTCTTGGCATACGCTGTATGCGCCATCTTTCATATGTCTGTCTAAGCTGCCTTGCAATGTTATCAGTTGAATCATTAATTATCTGATTAACATGTAACACACTTTGTGTACTCAATTCGATACTCCTCCAAATCTACTGTGATATATAATATTTGTCACTGTTGCTGTTCCATGACTCTTCTTAGGTGCTTTACAAATTGC